GTCGTGCTTTGTTCCAACAAGAACGATTTATCAACGAAAAAACTCTTGATGGTGGACGTATGCAACTTGCCTTTGGTGGCGCTGTAGTTGAACAAGATCTTGAACTTGGCTTTACCTACAACGCATCAACTGGTGCTGCTCCATTGTCTGGTTATTTCCTTAACTTTGACGGTGTTAAGTTGTGCATGCACAAAGATGCTGACTTTGCCGTTTCACCTTTTGAACACGTTTCAGGAACTACAGCACGAGCTGCCCAATTGTATGTTAAAATGCAATTGATTGCAGACCACCTTGGTTCTTGTGGTGTTCTGTTTGACGGCGACACTTTTTAAGGAGGTTTATCATGGCTACACAAAACATTATTCAATACTTGGAAACTTCTCAATACAACGCATTACCATCTGGTGGTACAGTACCTGTAGGAATCGAAGCGATGAATCGTCGTCAAATCGAAACCTTCATTGCATCTGAAGCTATTGCTGTTGGTGACGCATTGTCTTTGGACTTGGCTCAAACAAACAATGGTGACAAGGCTATCTTTGTAATGAAAGCCGATACTGGTACAAACGCAAAGCGTTGTGGAATCGGTGTTGCTATTAGTGCTGCTGCTGCTGCTGGAGATACACTTGATGTATGTATCGGTGGTATGGCTGAAGCAAAAGTTAAAGCCGGTACTGCTGTTGGTGACCGTTTAAGTATCTACAGCACTGTAGGTATTTTGGAACCATACCAAAACACTTTTGAAGACCCTATTCTTGCAGTGGCTGGTGCTGCTGAAGCAGGTGGAAAAGCAATCGTGTTTGTTATCAAGCAGTTCTAAGTTAGATTTTCTATCAAGCCGAAGGGGTGGGCCAACGCCCATCCCTTTTTTCGTATGGTGACCTATGGCAAATTTAAAAGCATTGAGACAGAAAGTTAAGAACATTACAGATTACAGTCCAGAACTGGCGCAGTTTAATGACCAGTTGGATGAACTGTTGAATGATGCGTACTATTGTATCTGGACCATGAAACGTTGGAACTTCAGTACAGAACTCAGCACCATGCGATTGCACACAGACATTACAACCAGTACAGATACAGAAAACAGTTCTGGTGCCAATATCACGGCGACTGTTACCAAAGGTGAGCGTCAAGTTGTATTGAGTCATGACATTGACAGACTGCATGACATGGATGTGTGGGAAGGTCAGCCAATGGAAATAGACAATATGGAATACACCATAAACAAACTGGTGGACATGAAAACTATATTGTTAGACAGACCATTTGAAGGCACCAGCACCGCCACTAACAAAGGGTGGAAGATTAAGAAACGATGGTATGACCTACCGGAAAACTGTTTGGAACTACTATATTTGGGACACAGAGACTACCCCTACGTAAGCGTTAGTGGATCACAAAACCCATACGGTAAGTCTACTGCAATCTTACCTAGGAGAGAAGAGGACTTGGATTTAAGAGTAGACTACACTCAGTCATACGCAGAAGCATACATTACCAGTCCTACACTTCATATTGAACCAGCTGAGCAGCTGACCATATCAGAGGTTGGCAGTCCGACTGGTGAGTTTCAATCAAACAAATACTATGAGTTTGCTTGGGCATTTATTAAAGATGGTAAGGTTGGTGCACTGTCAGAACCAACTATCTACAAAGTTAATGAAAACAACAAAACATTAAAACTTGTCTTTACTGGATGGGATGACTTAGAAATTTCAGCAGACACTTATAACAACAAAGACCAAGAACCATCACAATGGGAAGGGTATCGCAAGGTGGTTTGTTGGAATAAAAACTTTGACCAGAATACAGGTGAGCGCAAAGGGTTGCCATGTTGGTTGTATGTAGTCAATGGAACAAGTACAACATCTGGTACACGTAACGACCCTGATTACCTACGACCCATTGTAGTTACAGACATCAACTCATTTGTAAACATTGTAAAGTTAAATCAACTTGATAATGGTTCTCCACGTTACATTGAGATTGATGGTAACCATCAACAAATCAGACCTTATCCACGTCCAGTTGGATATGATTTTGAGGTTCCACAGAAGAAAGTAGGTGATACCATTGAAGTGTACCATGACTACGTTCGTGAAATGGTTATGCGATTTATGGTTAAGCCAAAGGATTTATTATTGGCTACCGATGTACCTCAAATGCCATATGAGTTTCATCAACTGATTGTATACAAAGCTTTAGAAGACATTTATTTAAAGTTGGGACAACAAGGTCTAGCCGCAACGTATGAAAAGAAATACATGAAAGAAATCAACAACCTAGCAAAAAGGTACGTTGACAAGATTGATCAACGTGTGGTGCGTGGACGATTTCATATGGCATATGGAAGACCAACGTACAATGGTACAACGCTTAGGAGACTTTCATGAAGCCACAACGGTTCAAACGTTTTGTGCCATGTGGAGGTATCAGTCAAGTATTGATGCCTAACATTGGAGACGCCAACACTGTAAACAACTGTAGATACGTATCTGAAGGTGGTTGGAAGGCAGATGTTGGGTTTGAGTCATGGTGGCATGCGCCTGCATCTTGGACAGTTACCAGTGCTATTGTTACAAAGTACTTTACTGACAAAGTTGATGCCGTTTATCAATGGAAAAGACAAGGCACCAATGACATTTACACCTTTATTGAGCAGTCAGGGCGATTGTACTACGCTATTGGTAACAAAGGACAGGGTGCAACGTATACAGGTACTTTCTATGAGAATGACTTGGTAACGATTGACAGTGACCGGTACATACCTAAACTAGGCGATGTCGGAAGTCAGTTTGTAAACCTAGGTCAACATCTGTTGATTATTAACGGACGAGATAGGGCTATACTATTTAGTGGTGATCAAGTATATCGTGATTTTGGTTTTGTATTACAGACCCCAAGTTGTGATCCACTAGACGTAGCTACAGAGTACCAGAACAATAAAGTATTAAGTGGTGGTGCTGCTGTTGCTTACAATAAAGTATCTCAGTATGGTTTGGGTGATGTAACAGAGAATGTACAGTACACCTACAACTACAAAATGACAATGATTTCAGACTTGGGTGCTGAGTCTCCATTGAGTGCTGCTCAAAGTGTGTCATGGTCTATTCCAAACGCACAGAATAAAAGATACGGTGTTGCGCTAGACTTGCCAATAGGCCAAGACGGTGTGGTGGCAAGACGCATCTATCGTACCAAAGAAATAGCCACAAACGGTGAACTGTACTACTTTGTGTCACAACTTAATGAGAACTCCAGTCGATTTTACATTGATGCCATGCCAGATCGATTCTTGGTAGACCAGGCCCCTTCTTTTACAGCCAGTACACCGATTACGACTGATTGGAAATTTGGTGAGGTATGGGATAATCGACTGTGGTTAGCAGCTGGTAGCCGCATCATCTATTCTGATAAGGGTATATTTGAGCAGTTTGGTGCTCTGGCATATTTTGATTTGGGTAACCAAACCGGTGGCGACATTACCCAACTAGTAGCATTTTATAATAATTTAATTGTATTCCGTGAAACGGCTATAAATATTATAAGTTTTGATACAGATAGTTATAACATCAGCACCATCACTAACACGCTTGGCACAGTAGCCAGCAAAGCAGTAGTAGTCATACCACAGTTAGGTGTTGTCTTTGTCAATGAACAAGGCGTGTGGATGCTCTCAGGTGGCTTAAACGGTGGTGCGTCGATAAGCATGCAGAAGATAAGCAACCCCATCGACAAACTGTTGCGTAGAGTCAATCGGTCAATGATGCATAAAGCAATCGCAGCATACTCCTATCGAGAGAAAGAAGTTTGGATGCACCTTCCAACAGACGATTCAACGACACCTGATTTTGGCTTTGTTTTACACTTGACTCCTCAGAATCCAATGTGGTCTATTCGCACTGACCTAGAGAATCCATCCAATAGTTATTGGTCGGCTATGACCACAACTGTCAATGGGTATTTTCTATTGGGGAATGACCCAAACTGGACACCGGCATTGGATGCTACCACCAAGAAATTTGGTCCACTACAAATTATGAGCTCAAGTCCAACCTGGGGTCAAGGGTGTCAGATAAGTGCGTACGGTGACAATGTTACCTTTGCCATCACAGATACAGCGCACAACGGTCATCAGTGGGAAAGTGCTTGGTACAACTCAAACGAGAACAGTGTCAAGGTGCGATACTATAGTGTGGAACTACGCATCATGTCATATGGTGACAATGGGTTTGATTTCTTTTATGGCATTGACTACTCGTACACAGAGAATACAACATCTACTCAAAAGCAAGCAAAGAGTGAAACGGTGTACACCATCAAAGAAGATGCTGTGTTTGGTCCAGCCGATCTGTCAGTAACCAAGGTTCCATTCACAGTGAACTCCAGTAAGATTGCAGAAGGCAGGTTGATCACACTGCGATACGATGTCAATACAGAACTGTGTGACCAGTTTAAGTTTGGTGTACGAACTACCAACTCTCAACAGTGGCACCTACTGTCGTTCAACATCTTGTCAGATTCAGTAGCCATGCCAGCACTTAACCAGTCCACGAAGGTGTCACGATGAAAGTATTTACACAGGTAGGACAAAAAAACCTTGACCAGGTTAAACCAGAAAACATCAATGACAACACACGGCAAGTTGTAGGTGAGTACAACGGTAAACTGGATGGTCAAAACTTTCCAGTAGCCACTATAGATAAACTTAAAATGGCGCCATCGGTTAAAACTGACACAGCAGCATCTGATGTAAAAAGATTTAAGTTTATAGGACAAACACAAAACTACTTCTTTGTACGTAGATGGAATACATTTGAAGGTGGACTCAACATACATTTACCAGTGTACACTTTTGACTTGCAAAACAGCAGTTGGTCAAGCGGATGGAATAACCTGACAGATATACACAGTGACTTCAACAAGTTTGTTTTGGAGTTCAACACAGAAAGTGGAACTTTACATGGTTGTTTTGACATCAACTATCGTCATGGGTTGGACATTATAAACGATGGTTCGTCCGATGAGCAGTTTGGTGGTGATTGGCATACACGTTGGGGTATATTCTGTAACGATGTGTTGATAGCTGAGACTGGTAGAGTGTACCCTAGACTTCAAAACCTAACGGTACCATTTAAGTTGTTTGTAGGGTCGCAACCTGTACGTTTGGATTTGCGTTGGCAAACTATTACAACAAATCCAAAAGATGAATTAAATGTAAGTACCAATCCAACGTCAAGAATGGAAATATACGGTGCATCCATTTGGGCTTGCAACACTAAGAGGTAAACATGGGTAAAATCACAAATCAATACTTTGAAGGTGGGCAGGCTCCTACAGCGGCAGAACTTAATGCTGTGTATAATAGTGTTGCTGGTGATAGTGTAAAAGATGTAAACCTAGACACAGAGTGGGCACAAAGAGAACACTTTAGCAGTTCCAACAGTATCACAAGTCTGTATACGTTTGATTATGACGGTACAGCAAACTGGAATACCACCAGTGTAACCATGACAACAATTGAAAATGTTGCTGGCACGCCAAGTAAGGTGTTGCCAAATTACAGTACTCATGGAGATACAATAGTACGTGTACATGCAACCGGACTGGTAGGTGAAACAGCCTTAAATAGCAATGATGGGAATGGTACGTCAGGTCAAACAAATCACAATACTTATGCTTTTCAGTTAAAAATGTCTCTAAATAGTAGTGGTACTCCATCAACAGTAAACATTGCCAACTGCACCTACAGTTTTACTCCTAAAGCAGCAATCACCACTGTAAGCGCAGGGATTGTTTCAATTATGAGCTACCGATGTTTTTCAATAAGTGCTGTACATTATTTGGCTGCTGGCAACGTGATTGATTCAATAGAACTCCAAGCATGTGTTGGATTGGCAAGCAACTCAATAAACATACAACACAATCACATACAAGTGATTGTTGTGGAGAACTAATAGGATTTACCAAACCGTACACATACGCAGATGGATCTGTTTTATCAGCCACCAACCACGCATCTAATGAAGATGCATTGAGGGAATATGTCAACCAAGAAATCATTGCTGCTGACGTATCTGTGGATACTTTTGTTGGAGAGAGTATTGCTACCCCTCGTCTTATTACTTCTGTTCAAACTGGTGACTTTGTTTCTAAAACTATTCAGGGTGTATCAAAGTTACGATTACCACAAGCATATAGTTGGTTCACCTCGACCACTAAGAGCGACAATCAAACAAGCACTACGGTTGAAGATTATCAATCGTTAAATAACACGGGTGCTGAGGTTGTGATCACTAAGGACAACACAAAAGTGATGATTACGTTTTATGCAAAAGCGGCATCCACCATTAACAGCACTGTGACTAGAGGTCCAGGAAATGGTTTATGGGAAAGTAAGTTTTTGTTGCAATATGAGAAAGCTGGTTTGATTACACAATACGATGGTACAAGGGCATATGTATGGGAAAACGCTGACGGAATTGTTGGTGTATTTTTAAACCCAGGTGCACAGGCAAATGCGTGTGGTCATCGCAGCATAATGATGACTCGTATGTTAACATTGAGTGCAGGGCGATATAAGTTCTCAGTGGCGGTCAATGCCAAAGTTGAGAAGGGGCAGATTAACTGTCAGTCTTTTACAATAGAAACATTTCATGTGTAGGTGAACTATGGCATTAGGAACATTAGGTACAGCGGCATTGTTAGCAGGTGGTGGCACGGCTATTGGAGCATTGCCGGACATTATTCCAAGCAAATATGAGCGTGACCAAAGAAAACGACTTCGTGAGATGCAGCGCAAACAAGAGATGGGTGCGCTAGGATTGACAGAGCAACAGCGGTCTGCCATTGAAGGTCAAATGCGTGGTGCTCGTCAACAGGCACAACAATACGCAGATGCAGAACGTGCAAGGCTTACACAGCCCACAGCACAGCCACAGATGGCGTTGCTAGGTCAACAGATGCAAGATGAAAGCAGGCAGCGTCTAGAAGCGGATTTGGCATCACAGATACTAAATATGGATTTGGCACGTCAAGCGCAACAAGAACAAGAAATTAAAGACCTCCAAGCAGCGCAAGCCCAGTACCGCAGAGCCAGGGCAGAAGGGTTGACGGCACCATTTCAAGCAGGTGCTGAAGCGTATGTTGGACAAATGGGGCTTGAGCGTATGTTAAGTGGTATGTCGCCAGAACAACGCCAACGATACATCGACATGCAGTTTATGCAAAGGCTAGGACAAGGTGCTCAATCTGCTATGCAAGGTGTTAGCCAAGGAATGTCGAATCTATTTGCTCCAAGACCAGGTGAAATCTCTATGCGTGACGCAGCGTCAATGTACAGGCCTATTGAATCATATACGTATGAAGAAATGTTGGACATGGGTATGAGCCATGACCAAATAGCCGAATATTTTTCGACGCAAATGTATAATGCAAATCCAAGGTTAGTACAATCGGGTTCTATAGGTAATGTAACGGCATCAGATGTTACTGGAACAAGAGCTGGTATTTATGGGGGCGAAAGAAGGTAATGGCTATTCAACAAGTAGGTGGACAAGGCGTATACGTCATTACAGGTAGTGGTCGTGACCCTAGAAGAACAAGTAACGGTCAGTCATGGGCAGACCTAGTTACAAAGCAAAAGTACATGCTGTACAAGTCGGCATACGACCAAGCAATGCGTGAGTATGAAGCTGGTGCAATCACAGACAAAGAACGACAGAAGCGTATTGATCAGTTGCGCAAAGACATACGTCAAGAACGCACAGAGATTGCTAGGCTTGAGCGTGGAGAACTGACTGAGAATCAACTAAGAGAGCGTCAACGTCAACGTCAAGAAGCGCAACTAGGTACTCAACGCATTACAACACGTGATGGTACTGGTAGAGCAGGAAGAACAGACACTGGCATACCTACTATTGAGACATATGAAGACAAACTAGAAAAAGAAGAAAGTAAACTATTACAAAACAAAACAAGAACAAATGCGGAAGTACAGAAGTTAGAAAAAGATAGTGTCTTTATGCGTGCATACGCAGATGCACAAAAAGGTTTACCACTGTCAGCACGTAAGCAAAGAGCATACGATAGCAAGATACAAGCATATGAAAACGCAAAAGCAGCCCAAACTAGAGTTCAAACTGATTTAAAAGCAAAACAGAGAGAACTAGACAAAGTGCGAGGTTTTGACAGTCAACAGTTATTTGAAGAATACTATAGAACAGACATTTTGAAAGGTGCAGACCCAAGTACAACTACTGGTGGTGGTGGTGGTGGTAGGGGACAAACTATTACACAACAAGTAAGAAAAGATGAAGTACCACTATCAGATGTAGACTATTCGGAACTTATAAAAGAGCGTCAAGAACGTATAGGTGACATCGAGAAACAAATCCTTAAATTAGAAGCTGAGCCACAAGAAGAACTAGTCGATGTGATTCAACGCACAAAAGAGATTGGAGAAGAAAGGTATGGACTTGGACAACCTAGACGTAGACTATTTGGCAGACGTGCTGAAATGGATGCTTTGGGTGTTGAGCAGACAGCAGAAGAGCCTGTTGCAGAAACTGTAACGGAAGCCACAGAAACAGTAGAGCCTAGTTTATCGCCGCTTGAATCTGCTATGCAAGAAGGCGATGTAGACATGGTAATGTCTGGTCAAGGTGGTATGGGTGTGCAACAAGGTCCTAGTGGTGTTGTTGAAGGTGAAAGACCTAGAGAAACATTAGACATGTCTGCTATGGAAATGACACCACCAGCACCAACAGAAAGAAGAGGGCGTGTGGCCCAACCCATGATGCGCACAGTGGAAGACAATGTGGATGTAGGACCTGATTTAAGGGGTAGAGCAACACAAGAAGAAATAGACCGTATTAATGCGTTTTTAAGACCACCAATGCAAACAGCAACGGTCAAACCTTCTTTACCACCAACACCAATGCAAACACCAACACCAACAGCTATGCCATCCATACGCAAACTTGGTCGCATGAGGTCATACAAAGAAGCGATGGGAGGAAAACAACCACAGCGTCGCAGGCCACTACCACCACTACAACAGATACGTGCAGCGTTTGACCCTGTACGAAACTTGGGTCGTAGAGAAAAGCAACAGGTTGGTATGAACCTACTTCAACAAGCAAAGCAAGCCTATGGTGTGTCCAGTCCTGAATACCAAAAGGCAAAAGCCCAAGTATTGTCTGAACTAGGAAAGGCACTTGACCCTAAGAAGGCAAAGCAAATGAAAGTTGTTAAAAGCCTTCAAGACAATGCGCCTTCCCAATATTCAAGATTAGGTGATGATATACGTGGGCTTTCTGAAGACAGTAAACGTATGGTGGTACAGTTATTTCCAGTCAGTGATGACACCAAACTTGATGAGGTTGAACGCCTGTACAAAAATGCTCAACAACAAATACGATTGAGTATACCTAACAAATCGCAAAAGAAAAAAGCACTGGATATGTTAGATTTGATGTATATGGCAGTCATTTCTGACAAGAGGTAAACATGCGTGACTTTGATGATTTAACAACTGCAGAGTTGAGTAGACTTGCTGGGTATCAAGTACAAGATACACCAAGTGGTCGTGCTATGGCTATACAAGTGTTAAGGATGCAAGATGCTGCAAATCAACAAGAACAAGCAGAGATACGTCAGGAAAGCACACAAGACCAATTTTACCGATTGCTTGATCAATATGATGCTACTGCTAGTGCAATAGAAGGCAGTGATGTTTTAACACCAGAGCAACAACAACAATACCTACTTGACCTTGAAGCCATACGGGGCACAAGTCAAATAGGGGGATTTGGTAGTCTGCAAGAACTTGGTGTACCTCAAACCGGCTCATCTCCTCTTGAACAGCCAAAGGTGTTTAAAAGTACTTTTGATATATTGACGGAACCATTATTGCGTACAACGTCGACAGGTGAGACTGTAGCACAAGAAGAAGATGCTGGTATGCAGAACCTGTTTTATAACTGGACTGTAATGCTTCTTGACGCATCCAAAAATATGGATGATGCTGACAAACGAGCATTTGTTGCAGGTGGAAACCATGTATTGAAGACTACACTTCAACAAAATCCAAACCTGTCATTTGAAGAAGCTTGGAAACAAAGCACTCAAACATTGCTTGGTATGTCAGAAGCCCCTTCAATTACTGAAGAAGAGTTGGCAGAATACGACCCAGAAGTAAAAGAGCAGCTAGAAGGGACTGAAGCAACAACAGGTGCAGAAGCACTTGGAGAGTCATTTAAGTTTCAAAAGGAAATTGGAACCGAACTTCCAATGTACAGCAAAGAGCAGTTTGATTATTTTAAGGTTGTAGAAGATAAAAAATACTCCCCCGAAATAACAGCACAACTAACATTGCTTAACAATCCAACAAGCATTGAAGAACTAACACCTGACAGTTATCAAATGAAATTAAGCGATGGTAGTTATATAAAAATACCAGACGAAGTGCTTGAGTATATGGAAGAGAACCCACTTGGCGGTGTGGTTTACAGTCCTGAATTGGATTTGGAGATACTTCGTAAAATCAAGTCAAGTGAGTATGGTAGACCAGCTCGCAGACTTGACATTTCAAGAAATGAAGAAGCACGCCAGGCTATGGCAAGAGTACGAGCGTACAATAACTTGGGTAATCCCGATTGGAAAACCGACCAAGAAAAGCGTCAAGTTGTTTTAGAAAACATCCGTGAGTTTGATGAGAAGGGTTGGATAACCAAAACTACAGCTACAGGTGGTACAGCAGATTCTACACCATATTGGATGTTGCGTGTCGTAATGTCACCTATTAATGCCGTGTCTGCATTGGCATATGAGGGTTTGGATGAATCTGTTGGTTTTGGTATGGGTGTTGCTTTTGAAGGTTTGGAGAAAGTAGGTATCGTAGGTGAAGCAGATTACCTAGATGCAGGACAAGGCACAAGAGCAAGAGAGGAGGCCCTAACACCAAAATACAAAGGGCTAGGTCTGGCAGGTCGTGTTGCAGAAAACATGGCACTCAACAAAGGCTTTATGGGTGAAGCGGAAGCAGTTGCAGATAGTTTGAACTTAGCCACTGCATATTCACCATATGTCGCCGCATCACTAGACACCCTTATAAAAACTGGTGGTGCTATGATGGACATTGGGGCTGACCCAGTTGGTGATTTGATGGTTGCTGCTCCAAAAGCCTTGGGTGTCGGTATGAAAACATACAAGGCTCACAAGGCTTTGTACGGTGCAGGTAACTACACTGATGCCTTAAAAGCGGCATCCAAAGCAGGTTTGGCAGAGGTAGACCTTATACAAGGCACGTTGAAGTTAATGGACAGATACGATTCTGTGGCACCTCTAGCAATTAAAGCCGATAGTGTGACTGTAACAATGGGCAACAATGTTGCTGACAACTTGCGTGCTACAAAAATATTGGAAGACGGTGGTGATTATTCTAGTTTGGTTGATGAGGGTCTTGATCAAACAATGGTGGCTCGTAGCATAAATGACGAGGGGCTAGAATCACAAGATGCTATACGTAAGTTTCAGCAAAAGTTACAAGAAAATCCAACAACTAAAAATATGCTGGAAGAGTACAAGCAAACTGATGAACTTTTGACGATAATACGTTCAACTGATGACCCAACAGAAAAAGCTTTACGTTTTGCCAAGCGTACAAACGACTTGCCAAAAGCCGATGTTCAACAAGCAAAGCGTGCCATTAAAGCGGCTGTAAAAGAAGGTATTGGTACACCACAACAAAACCTGTCTCGTATATATGGTAGAGGTATTTTCTTTGAGGTAGCCGGTGACACAGCAGACTTAGATAATTTAGTTTGGCTTACACGAAAAACCTTGGTTGACAAAGGTAAGCAAGCGGAGTTTATGGCTTTGTCATCACAGTCTAAAGCTGGCAAAGCAATGACTAAAATACTTAATCATGCTAACGATGAGTTTCAAGTATATCAACGTGCCGGTAGACGTACAACATCAGATGTAATGGGGCAAGGTATGGATGTACGTCCAACAGAAACCATAGAAGGTATTGAGTTGGAAGGCTTGTCATCAGCGGACATAGACAATGCCATAGAGGTAATTGAAGGTCTTGAACTACCAGCAACACTAAAACAAGAAATAGTTAGTAATATGAGAGACTCAGGAGTGTTGTTTCTAGACGACTACAATACTATACGTAGTGCGATTACAGATAGGATTGCTAGAGTTTATGAGGGTGGCGCAACCATACAAGACATTAATCGACTTGAAGGTGAAGCACAACAACGCATGTTAGAGGCCCAAGGAACTGTGTATCGTGACAAAAAAGGCAAAGTAATACAAGGGCTATCATCTGGTGCTCGCACTGTTTTGCAAACTGTGTTGAACAGTACTATTGCAAAAAATATCGCACCAAATAAGGTGCAGAAAATCTTAGATAAACTGGCAACACCTATTGTACCAGGTACATCAGACATAGGTGTACAGATGAGAAGGGTGTTGGCAGAGCATAATCAAAGCATGGCAACATTGGGTATACGTACCAAGCAAACTTTCCAAGACCTCTTAGAAAACAATGCAGACATAGTTAGTCGTTACATAGACCCAGACACGGTACCCGATGGACTAGATGGCACACAAGCACTTGGATTGATGACAGTTGGAGAGCGAACTATTGGTTTGGGTAAAATAGAGCAGGCAAACAATCTTAAGACTTCCATTAAGTTTATGGTTGACAATCTGTTTCTGCGCAAAGGGGAAGCCTTTCCAGTTACGTACAATCAGCGTGACCGTGCATCGGGATTGATTGATAACACAACTCCTTCAATATGGGACAGTCATGGTCGCATGTACATCGAACAACGTCTTGATGAAATTGCAGACATCATAGTTGATGACCCACTGCGTTATTGGGATGAAGTACAAAAGTTGATGCTTGACTTAGACGATGCTGTACGCAATCCTTTAAATAGAAACAGGACAGTAAGAATCAAAACTGCCAAAGGTGTAGAAGAAATAGAAGCACCAATCGTAGATGAAATGACGCACTCACGCAACGTAGATTCTGTAGACGAAATACAACTTAAAAAGAAGTTTGGGTTGATTGGTTTAACAACATACTACGTAGCTGAATCAAACCGTGTCATGGCAACTGTCATGGATAATTTATTGCAAAGTGATTTTAAGGCAGTAAACGTAGAGAACATTGTTGATGCACCAGTTAGTCAAAACATGTTTGAGGATGCAGTTAGAACAGCAGCTGCAATAATCTTTGACAACAACAACGTGAAGGCAACAGAGTATGAACTGTTTGAAAAATTAAAAGTTGTAGTAGAAGAAGCTCATTATCAAGATGTAATACGTAACCTAGATACACCAATTAACATTGATAAAATTGATCAAGAAATACTAAAAGAGTTGCGTGTTGGTCAAAAGGATTTTGATAGAGTTGTTGGTCAAGAATACAAACTAGCTAACAAACGCATGGCGGACCGTATTAAACTAGAACTTGAGGTTATTCGAGAAGAGAACGTAGAAAAACTAGACAATGCGATGAAAAAGTTTGACCGTGACCGTGACACAGCATTGCGTGCAGAACGTAGAGAACTTGACGATAAACTTGAAGTAGACTTAGAGAAGATACCTGAAAACAAACGTAAAAATTCAGTCATACAAGACTTGCGTGCAAAACGAGATGCGAATGTAAAACAAGTACAAAAGAAAGCAGGTGAGACACTAAAGAAAATCAACAAGTCGGTTCGAACAGGAAAGACTACAAAGAAAAATGCTGCGCCAATAGTGCAAAAACTTAAAGACCAAGTTCAAGCAGATTTAAAGAAAATACGTAAAGATGCCGAAACCAAAATCAATGCGGAGAAAGCAAAATACGAAAAGTATGCAGAGGACAGCGAAGAGGTACGCAATCTAAAACTTAAACATGCAGAGGACGCAAATAAGTTAAACAAGCCTTATGTCAAGTCACGTCAAGAATATAGAAATCAAGTAGTTAACGAACTCAACAATGAACTGTTAGTTCGCAAACAACAGTTGTTTGATCAGCGAGAACAGCAGCTTGAACAGATAATGGAATCCAAAGCCGGTAAAGAAAGTATACAGCAGGCTGAAAAAGACTTGGCAAACCTTAGAACCATTGAAGAGAAGATTGAATACCTCAAACGAAACCTACAAGGTGTTGAAACTGAAAACATGGAAGAGTTTGATAAGGTGCTTGATGCAATTGAATCTGCAAGGTTAACTGACAACGCAATCAATGAAGTTACAGACCAAGTGGCTGACTATGCTCTTACCGTACTTAGAAACAATAAGTTTAGTCATGAGCTTACCAAAGGTTCTTTTCATTCAGTTGAGCAAAGTATTAATACATTGTTTAAAGAGAATCAAGGGTTTGCTAGAGCGTTGTTTGGTGATGATACTTTTAAACAGTTAAAGAATGAACTGCTTACAAAGACTAAAGCACAGCGGCAACGCATCTTGGTGGAAGCATTAAAAAATCAACCTGACTTGGTAGACGGTTTAAATACTATGATGAACCTGGCAAACGAAGTATTTTATACATCGGTGTTAGGTTACAATATGGGTTCACATGTGCGAAATATTGTTTCAGCACCAACCATTGTATATCAAACAACAGGTCGTTTGTTAGCACCATCAGATGTTTCTGATGGTGTACGTGTTGTAACACAAGGTGGTCGTACTGGGTCTAAAGGGTATGGTAGGGTAGCCGTTCGAACACCAGATGGGCGAGTATACACCAATGGAGACATATACAATATGCTGCAAAAGGCAGGTGTACGAAGCCAAGCGGAGTTTATACAGGCAGAGATGAGTAGGGGTGGACGACTCATACGTGAGATTGACGCTATGAAAGACAAGAACCTAAGTAACTGGTCGGAGTCATGGCTGCGTCGTGTAGGTAAAGGCGTTAGTGACAAAGCTAGGTTCCCTTTGGATTTGCAAACATATGAAGATATGGCATTTCGTTCTGCTGTAGCAATTCAAGTTTTACGTGAGGGTGGAAGTATTGAAGAAGCATCTGCTGCTGCCGCTCGTTCGATGTTTAACTATTCAGACATTGACCCAGACCTCAACAGATTTTTACGTGCAGCATTTGTGTTTACCTCTTTTCGTATTCAAAACCTTAAAGACTTGCTGCGCGCTTTTAACAACCCAAAGAAGTTGCGAAGATACTTGAACATTCTACGAGGTGTAAGAACTACCAATGCTTTGCTACGTGCAAACAATGAGAATAAACAGTTACCGTATCAGATGTATTATCCAACGTTTGCGCAGAACCGTATTGTTTTTGAAATTAATCACTACAATGACAGTGTAGCATTTGGTATGGCACCTGCAATACCTGCTATTGATAGTATGGTTGAATTAATTGGGTGGACCTCACAGTTTGTACTACCATTTTTGGGAGTGGAAACGGAAGCCAAAGACATAAACATGTTTGAAACATTCACAGATCAACTACTACCTGTTATAAAAGAAGTGTTTGCACAAGTGTCAACACCCAAGTACGAAGCCAGTAAAGCCAAACCAGAACTTGTCACAATGCTTCAAACGTATAAAGGTGCTTACACTCCATATGAAACCGCTCAAATGTTAGAGCAGTATTGTGGAGGAACAGTCATTGCCAAACTTGCAGACCCTGGAGACAAGAACGCTGTCAATGGCTATGTATACCCTTTAACCGCAGAGCAACGTAAACGGTTGTACCACAGGTCATTGTGGACAATGCTTACTGTATTGGGGCAAAGCAATCTTATTGTACAAGGTGTAAGGGCACTTGACCCCACTGGAACTACACATCGAACTTTGAGTCCTGCTCAAAGAACACTGGCATACTTTGGTGTATTCTCAGTATCAGAAGCCAAGAAAGTAGATGTGCAGCAAACTAGACGTATGCGTGCTATAACTAGTGAGATGAAACGTATGCAGACAGGTTTAGAAAACCTTGAAGAAGAACGAGATTAAACTTATAACCCATCGGAGGAACAATGAACATTAGACACATAGACCATCCAAGTCATAATGAAACAGACGTAGCAGCAGTAGCCCAAGCGTTTGACGCAACTAAATATCACAAACACACACTTGTGGTGCCAGAACAAATTGACACATCAGGTAAATTTCTTGGGCGTATTGAATCTATTATCGTGCGCTGTAAGGGTTTGGGTGGTAGCAATACCAGTCTGACCGTCAAAGGAACCTGGGATGCAGCTGGTGACCATGTATGGTTTCCAGACACAGCAGGTACGATTGCTCTTGGTGTAACTACAACCACAACAGGTAGTGCGGTATTTGAGTTTAAACTGCCAGTACAAAGTTATTTTGACAATTCAGATGTGTATTTGTTTTTCAAAATCAATGGTTCTTCAAACATTACGATTGACTATTCGCAGATTGTTTGGAGTGAATAATGCCAGTTGCCAGTCCATTTGAAACGACTGGTGGTGGTGAGGTCAATCTAGAGTACGAAGACATCTCGGCACAGACGGACGGCTCCACCCAAAGTTTCACAGTAAGCAGTGACTACAAATCCGGTTCATTACAGGTATATTGGAATGGACTCCTTCAGTTGTTTACGGACATTGGAGAGTCGTCGGTTACAAATTTCACAACTTCATTTACACCGGCAAGTGATGACTCACTTGTGGTGATATATATACTTAAATAGGAGCCAATCATGGCAGTTCAAATTTCCAAAGAACAGGTAAAAAACAATGCGATTGATTCAACCAAACTGGATGGATCGAGCAACTACTCCTTCTCAGGTCAGGTACGTTACACTGGATCTGATACAAACACACAAGCAGTAGCAACACGTGGATACGTAGACTCAGTTGCCGCTGGTCTTGACCCTAAACAATCCTGTAAAGTTGCTACAACAGCAAACATTACATTGAGTGGAACACAAACCATTGATGGTGTATCAGTATCTGCTGGAGACAGAGTTCTCGTTAAAGATCAAACAACTGGTTCTCAAAATGGTATCTACATTTGTAGTGCTGATGCCTGGTCACGTTCGTCGGATATGGCTGCTGGTAGTGATGCTGCTGGTAATCAAATGTTCATTGAGCAAGGTACTGTTAATGGTGACTTAGGTTTTGTTTGTGTAAGCAATAAAGGTTCTGCCGTAGTTGGAACTAATGAATTGACATTCAGCATCTTCTCAAGACAGTCAGATACAGAAGCTGGTGCTGCATTAAGCAAGACTGGTAATCGTTTAGATGTTGAAGTAGATGATTCATCTATCGAGATTTCATCAGACGCCTTGCGTGTAAAAGCCGCTGGTATTACCGATGCCATGTTGGCTGGGTCCATTTCGAACTCAAAATTGTCGAACTCTACCATC